CTCTTTGTTTTCGGCGTTATTGCCTGTTAAAAATCAATTCAACTAATTTAATTATTGCTGATAAATTGCAGCATAACCCGCATTGGGTTAACATATCGCCCTTCTGTGTCTAAAATGTAAATAGTAATACTATCTCTTCTAACTGTTCTAATAAACACAATCCCATTACTGGCATTCCCTGTCATCACATAGTTAATATTAGCAAACGAGTTGGCAAAGGTAATCGTGTATTCACCTGCAGACACTCGTGTAATAGTGGAAATACCAGATTGCGCTCTTATGACAGGTGTGTCTGCGCCATTAAAGTTTACAAAGGCTTTTGTGGTTGTATTGCCTGCTGGCCCTGTTGCTCCGATAGCACCGTCTGACCCGTCAGCACCATTAGTTCCATTTGTGCCATTGGCACCAGTAGCACCATCACTTCCATCACTTCCATTAGTTCCATTAGTTCCATTTGTGCCATTTGTGCCATTGGTTCCTGCTGCTCCTGTCTCTCCTGCTGCTCCTGTCTCTCCTGCTGCTCCTGTCTCTCCTGTTGGTCCTGTCTCTCCTCCTGATGGTCCTATTGGTCCTGTCGGGCCAACCATCCCTAGTGTGATAATAAAACCTCCGAGGCGATCTCCATTGTTTACCTCAATATTATAACTTCCACTGATAATCGGAGATGGCATCTGCACAATGACTTGTTGTTGATCAGTGGTGGAATCAGCTATCATCCCTGAATAAAGAATGGTTAGAACTGTCTCACCAAGTTTAACTATTGGAATAACCTTTTGACTGTTTTTAATTAAAAAGAGATACCTCCCATTAATATCGAAAGCATCCACAAATGTAGGGGGTTCTCCTTCAGCTGAGGTTTTGTAAGACACTTGGCTCGCAAAATTAATGGCAGGGTAATGAGCAGCAAATGCTTGTGGTACAACGACCAAAAATGACAATATAAACAAAGAATAAATTAATATAGTTCTTTTCATTTCTTAAATCTCCTTGGTTAGTTAAACAGGTACACAAGTTCCGGCTACTCTATGTTCATCAGCACCACAAGCTTCTAGTTCTCCAGTTTCCCCTTGGTGTCCACGAGGCCCAATTCCGCCAGTGTTTCCAGGTGACCCATCACTGCCAGGTGACCCATCACTGCCAGTGGGACCACTAGGACCAACAATGCCATCAATTCCACTTTTACCCGGTTCTCCATCGTCACCTTGGCAACCAACAGTGGCAAAAGCTAAAGTCAACGAAATTATTAAAATAATTAATTTTTTCATCTTTACTCCTCTTTGTTGTTATTAAGGTCAAACATGTTTTACTACTATTTTATTTTGGGTTTGTATTTTATGGTTTCTTCCATGAACACAATTTTACCCTTTTCGATCTGCAATGTTATTACCCCGTATCTCTCGGCATTTGCAAATTGTTCCAGAAGTTCTAATACTTCCAATCTTGTGATTTCCATATTACTCCTTAGATTTTATTGCGTGATGCATTAATTGGTAAATATTTTTAAATCCCATCTTTTCCATAATATTACATCTATGAGATGATATAGTTTTAGGACTTATAAACAATTCCGCGCCAAGCTCCTTGGGGCTTTTCCCTTCCCCTAAACCAATATAAATCTCTAATTCGCGTTCCGTTAAAATCACTTCCGCTGAAGTAAGCAACTGTATAGGAGGTGCCATTAATTCGCCAATTTAAGAATCCAATAAACAATAGTCACGCCTAATGCTAGAAAAAAACACAGGATCAGATAGAAAATCATATCTACCCAGAACAGGGATTTGCGTTTAGCATTATAAAAATCTTCGGGGTTCATATCATCTGCCTAACCTTTTTTCTCTATGGAGTCGAGCCACTTCAACTTCCAACCTTAATAGTCTTTCTTTTAGTTCTCTAACATCCTCTTTGATAAAACGCTCCCTGGATTCTTCTTTGCAGCTTTCTACAACAGACATTAAAAGCATGAAAATGGATCGGGCTGTCCTGTCAATGATATTGGATGTTGTTCCTTCCTGGGAAGGGTCTAGATCAATTATAGCGAGTGCGCTTGCAAGTTCATCAATCAATTTTTCAGCGTTTACATAACTCATCGGGTCATTTCATCCAGTAGTTTTTTAGAATCTACTCCTAAATCAGAAACACCCTCCAGCATCTTTTGAAGGGTATCGCCTATTATAGCGGTTCTGGCATTGCTAACTTTAGCCTCTGCCGCTTGAAGTGTTAAAATTCGCATGAACTCACCCAGGCTTTTCTCAATAAGGCTATTATGATCTGCCATCAATTTATTTTGTTCCTTGAGTAAATCAGTCACTTCCCTCAATTATGCACCAACCTTTCCGTCAATTGGGTGCTTACCATTCCGAGTGCATTTTCAATCTCAGGATCGCGGTCAAGTTTCTTAATTTGATTCTCGAAATACTGAATACCGAGAACGACTGTAGAATCCAGTTTCTTGATTGATTTGGCACAATTATTGAGGTGGTTTATGGCCTCCTTAGCGGCTACGGTTTGCATATTTGTATTCTGATGGGTAGCAGTCCCAGAATGCTGGAATTCCTTGCCTGTGAGCAGGTAATCGGTCGAAACGCCACAATATTTGCCTATGGCTATTAAATGGGAATATTTAGGCTCCTTTATATCCCCGCGCTCCATCTTTGCTAGGTGATCTGGGCTGAAATGTCCTAAAATCTCTGCAAATTCCTTCTGATTCATCCCTATTTCTTCCCTCAAATCTTTGATTCTGTTAGATATACTGCCTCCAGTAACCACTATTTTCATCCTCCATGAGTTATTTTCAATTAAAAAGCTGAATTCGCTTGACTGGCAATCCGAATCGGCTTATATTGAAGATTAAGTTTTACGGAGAGAAATTCAATGAGATTATTTAATTCAAATAAAAAAAGCAACAGGAGTTGGGAAACCAGCACCCTAGCTTCAAATGAAGGCCACACGGTATTTCTCTCCAGAAATCTCAGCCGTGTGGCCTTTTTTTTGTCTCATATCTATACGGATATGTCAACCCATATTTTGCCTGGAGGCTAAACAATGAACAGAATCGAAGCATTAATTGAAGTTAAAACGAACATAGCAACCCTTATGATGGAACTGCAAAAATCCGATCCGGAAGACGCAATAAATATTGCCGATCCTTATTGGGATACTGAATGTTTTCATTCCTTGGTTAATTCGGCAGATGAGGCTATCGCCTGGATTTATGGAGAGATTGATAACGAAAGGGGCGCAGCAGATTTAAAGGAAAATGAAATGCTACCGGATGAAGGCAATCCCGGCGTAGCGGTGGGTGGTTAGATATGAAAGCAGAACATTATTTCCGTGGATTTTTGAATGGCTGGCTGGCGAAAAATATCCCAGGCAGCAAGTATGTTGAAAAGCTCGATCAGTTAGAGGGCAAAGACCTCCATGTTATCGGAATTTGTAGGGAGTGTAAGCATTGGATAAATAAAGACACTGACGATGTGCCAAAACGCGGTGAATGCGAAATGCGTGTAGGTAGTTGGTGGCCTGATGATGGGTGTTTGGCCTATTGGGAGGAGAAAGATGATTGAAGCATTAATTATAGGAACGATAGGAGGAGCCTGCATTACATGGGCAATCGTTCATTTATTAGGTATTCATAAATTTGATTTCTGGAGGGATTGAAAATGGAAAAGAAAAAAGAAGATGAGAAAGATAAGGAAGTATTTAAGAGAGATACGAAACTAAACATCCATCAGCGTGTAAACGCGATAATGGCTGAATGGGAATACGTTAAAAAAGAAAAGATCATTAAAAATAAAAAAGGTGAAGTGATGTTCACCGTCACAGGCCACGATGATGTGACCTCCCTAGTTCATCCCCTCCTAGTTAAACATGGAGTAAATGTTATTCCCACCTTCAAGGAAATGAAGCCGGAAACTTTAAAAGTGGACTACTACGGCAAAGAGCAAATAGTCAATAGGGAACGCTTGGACGTTACTTTCCGATGGATAAATATTGACGAACCCGATGATTTTTTTGAACAGGATTGGGTGGCTTATGGCTGTGATGACTCTGACAAGGGACCGGGTAAAGCGATTTCCTATGCTCAACGTTATGCGATTTTAAAAACACTCCATATTGAAACAGGCGAAAAAGAGTTAGAAGAAAATGATCCCGCCTATAAAAAGCAAACGGACGAAGTAAGACAGAAAGCCGCCGAAATAGAATATCAAAAAGCTATTGAAAAGTTAAAGACAAATGGAAAGAAACAACAAGACATTCCTTTGCCTGATGGAACTGAAATATCTGACGGAACCACTTTATCCCCTGAATTAAAGATGCAGGTCAAAAAAATGTTTATTACAAAAAAAATGGGGACAGAAGCTCAAAAACAAATCCTCGATGAATTTATGATTGATAGCATTGAAGAAATATTAAATTCAGATTATGAAGCGGTAATAAAATCAATTAAGGAGGCGTGATGCTTACATTTGAAGAATGGATTGATGATCAGCAGTTTGAGCATTTAGCCGGCGATTTCTACGAGTGTCCCGGTATGCACGTTTGGCATGAAGATGATATAGAAAAACTTTACGATGAATACGTTGAAGAAAATAAAAGAGGTGCGGTATCTCACACTTAGAAGAATCACTTGCTCTTCAGATGAGAGCCTTTGGGATTCCTGAATTCCAGAGACAGTACAAGTTCCATCCTGATCGGAAGTGGCTATTGGACTTCTATCGGGATGGGTGGGGAATAGAGGTTCAGGGTGGTGGATGGAACGCTGGAAGGCATAACCGGAACCCTTTAACAATGGGCAAGGATTATGAGAAATGGAATTCTGCCACTGAAATGGGTATTAAATTATTGTTATACACTGGAGAACAGATCAAAGATGGTTCTGCAATCACACAAATTGAAAGAATCTTTAAATGAAAGCGGCGGTGTTTTCTATCAGGATCGCACCGAGTCCAAGTAGCCTAGTGGCTATCCTCTTGGGTGAAGTTTGCAAAATCTCCCACCCAAGGGGCATCCGCATCAAATAACGAGCCAGCGGGACAGGCGCACCTGTCAATTGTCGTGGGCTTCATCTACCCACAGCCTCCAAACAGGTCGGCAACCAATCCGACCTGGCTCACCTTTAAATAGAGAAAGGAAATAATTATGCCAGAAGAAAAAGATACAGGTGGTCAAGTTTATCCTAGACAAGCAAGTCACCCTCCCCACCCTGGTGATATAGCAGGAATCACACGCCGCGATTGGCTGGCTGGATTGGCTATGCAGGGATTAATTGTTGGAATAAGGGACAATACAACCATTGAAAAATCCCGTGAGGATCTGAAGTTTCTTTCCGCGGGAGCTTACGTCGTTGCCGATGCCATGATAGCGGAATCCAATAAATAGTCATGCTTCAAGCAACCAACACTAATCTCATGCTATATTTCTCCAAGTATAAATCAATGGAGAGAAACGATATGATGAGATTAAGGCCCAAGAAAAAAGGGAAGCAAGGAAGGCCACGGCGTTATTGGTCTAAGTTTAGATGGGACGGTGAGTCTATTGAGGTTCCATTAAATGCTACCGAGTTTGAAAAGAAGAAAGCCGCTGCACAATTAGGAGAAATCCTGAAAGACCTTAAAGACGGTATACATCCTCAGTCGATCCGACAACGAATCAAGAACCTGAGAATAAAAAAGAAAATTATCCAGCGCAACCAGGAGATTCTGGATAATCACCTTTATCCTTTTTTTGGGCTGTTCCGTCCCCGTGATGTGGACATTGATTTGATTGCAGAATATATCGAGTATCGTTATGGGTTGAATGACCAGGGGAAACTGCAAGCGGTTCACAATACCATCGACAAAGAACTCATAGTTTTTCAAATGCTGCTCCGGACAGTGGATAAAGCCTTTGTAGTGCCACGGCCGCAATATGAGCATATCCAGCGAAAAGGTGAACTTCACCCCCTGACCTTTGATCAAATCAAAATAACGGCCCTCTCAGTTCCCGCTAGATACCTTGTTATCTATTGGGTAATGGCATACACCGCCCTAGATATCTCCGATGTGACCGGGTTAAGGCAGTTCGAGGTTAAGTCTGGATGGATCAATAGCAAGCGCGGGAAAACCAAAATAGATATTCATATTTCTATCTGCAAAGAGCTTCAAGCGGAGTTTAATAGCCTACCTATCAACCTGGACCCCAACGCTTTACTTTTCCCTAGCATTGAAAACGACAAGGTATCAAAGGAAATAATCAGGGCATTCAAAAAGGCTGGCTTCTCTGGTTATGGCTCCAAGTATCTGCGCCGGTTCGTAGCTTCGGATATGGGCAAAAATGGCTACAGTGAAACGCTGATCGGTAGAATGCTTTCACATGCTCCGGGATCGAAATTAACGGCTGGATATATCAAGCCATACGATGATCAATTAATAGAGGCTTTCGCCTGTGTTGGGAGGGGGCGATGATGAATATTTCAACCTATATATTGACTCTTCCAGTGGGCATTATTTGTTCTTTGGTTTCGCTGGTTTTTATGGAAATTTTTTGCGGGGAAGTATTCATTCAATACCATTCTGGTAAGGTTTTTTTCTCTGCCTTATTTTTTATACCGGCGATCATAATATTTATATAAAGAGGAGGTATGAGGATGCGGGAGATTAAGTTTAGATTTTGGGGTTTATTGGAAAAGTCTTGGTTGATTGATGGAAGAACCGAAACAAGCATTTATGATTTTGCATTCAAAAATGGAATGAATTGGAATTTTATTACAAAAAAAGAGGCTTTAGAGCGTGTTGTGGTTGTCCAATACACCGGGCTGAAAGATAAAAACGGCAAAGAGATTTATGAGGGGGATGTTCTTAAACATGATTCACATAAATACTTATTTGAGATTAAATGGTATCCAAATGATGCGGCTTGGAGATTTCATAGAGATGATAAAGGTGGTATGGGGATGGCAGGAATAAATGAGTCTTGGGAAATCATCGGCAACATTTACGAGAACCCGGAATTGATTGGCGTGGACAAAGCGTGGACAAAGTAGTTTTTAGCGTTATCAAAATGGCTGTAACGATTGATTTAGTAAGGAGTTACAAGGTAGTGCTGGTGGGGTGGTTCGACTCTCCCCATCGGCACCATCCTTCCTGTTAAATCAATCAAAACATTTAAATATAACGACTTAGCTTTTTGAGAATGCCTATTTTATAGGCTATTCTTGTGGACAAAGTGGGGACAGAATATGCGTAAGATCCATAAAAAACTAGACGAACCACCCGCGAAAATGCAGATTTCAGAGGTTGAGTGCGGCGTTGAGTATCCCACTGTGACCACTGAAAAATGGGATGATACCACTTGCCCGAAATGTTTGGAGAAAAAGGAAGAAAATGAAAACAGCCTTATATCTTGATACCGACATATTCAAAAAAGATGGCCTTCATTTACCAGAAGGAATTTCCTATGAACAATGGGAAAAAATAGGTGCTGGCCTGCAAGCAATAGATCACAGAATCCAATGGTGGGTAGGGGACTGGCTAAATTTTGGTGAGCGTAAATTTGGGGAAATGTATAGCCAAGCCCTCGAAGCCACTGATTATGAATATGATGTTTTAAGACATCTGAAGCGAGTCAGTCAGAGTATTGAATTCGGACGCCGGCGTCCGGTTTTATCATGGAGCCATCATTATGAGATAGCTAAATTAAACCCTGAATTGCAAGAAAGGTTTCTTGATATAGCGGAAAATGAGGGTTTGTCCACTAAGGAATTAAGGTTGAGGATTAATTGCTCCGGAGCCTCCGAAGTCATTCAAAAAACCGATGCTGTTAAGACCCTTCAGGAATTATTAGAAAGCGGTGAAAAGTTCGGTGCAATTTATGCCGACCCCCCTTGGAAATATGGAAATCAGGGAACCCGCGCCGCAACAGATAATCATTATCCCACCCTTACGACTCCTGAAATTATAGATCTCCCTATAAAGGAACTGGCTGAAGAGAAGTCACACCTTCATATTTGGACCACAAATGCCTTTCTGTTTGATTGCAGGGATATTTTAGAGGCCTGGGGATTTGAATATAAGGGGATTTATATTTGGACAAAGCCTCAAATGGGGATTGGCAATTATTGGAGGGTTTCACATGAAATCTTAATGCTAGGAGTTCGGGGCAAACAGACATTTTTAGACCGCTCTCAAATGAGTTGGATAAATGTCCCACGTACCCAGCACAGCAAAAAGCCTCACGTAGTTAGGGAGATTATTGAAAAGGTGAGCCCTGGCCCTTATCTTGAATTGTTTGCCCGAGAAACGGCGCACAATTGGACTGTGTGGGGTAATGAGATTGCGGAAACCCTTTTTAATAAGGATATCCTTCTATGAGTAATTCTTTTGTGATTGCAAGCAAAATTGAACAACAAGCTTCTCCCGTTGTCATTAATTATTTTAAATTGCAGGGTTATGAGATCCAGCAAATTATTTGGAGAGCGGATAGACCTGAATGGCAAATTGTGTTTGGAGATTTTATTATAACGACCCCAAAAGCCGCACAATTTTGCATAGAAATGAAAGTGGAATCAAAAACCACGGGAAATTTATTTTTAGAGATTTGGAGTAATTTACATTTATTTAGACGCGGATGGCTTGACCATTCTCAGGCAGATAAAATAATTTATGGGTTTATCGACTCTTGGAAATTTTATTTTATGAATTTAAAAGCATTAAAAGAATGGTCTTTCACGGATGGCAACTTAAAAAAATACCCTCTTGTGCTCCAAAAGAAATATACACAAGCAAACGAAACATGGGGCCATATCGTTCCAATTAATATTTTAAAAAAAGAATTAGGAGAAAACATAAAAGAGGTTGATTTGAGCACTTATCGCCTCAAATCTAATTTTCAGGAAAATCTCTATGAACAATAAATCCCCTGCATTCCAGTTTTACCCTGGCGATTTCCTGTCCGATGAGAACGTCATTTCCATGACATTTGAGGAGCGCGGGGTTTATATCACCCTCCTTTCTAATTGCTGGATTCAAGGCTCAATCCCTGCTGATCCTGATAAAATTATAAGGCTCCTGCCTGGGTATTCAAATGAAAACGGGGTGCCTTCTCAGGTCATGGATTGTTTCGTTCCGATGGCTACTGACCCGCGCCGGCTCGTTCACCCTCGACTAGAAAAAGAACTCCAAAAACAAGACGAATGGCGGGAAAAATCGAGCCAAGCCGGGAAGAAATCAGCAGAAAATAGGCAAATCAAGCGAAATTTCAAGGGTGGTTCAAATTTGGTTCAACCAAATTCCAACTCTTCTGTCTTCAGTCTTCAGTCTTCATCTTCTTCTTCAAACAATAAACAAGGGGATTCACTTTGGGAAAAAGAAAAACAGGAAGCCTTTGAAAACCGATGGAAAACCTATCCGGGTAAGAAAGACGGACATAAGGCCGCAATGAAACACTGGAATGCTAGTATCAAAAAGCCAGAAGATATTGAAAACTATGATCTTGCCATAGAAAACTATCAACAATCAGTGAGTAATGACCGTCACAACGGCTTTAAAGACCTGAACTGGAAGAACGGATCGACCTGGTTTAACAATTGGCAGGACTATATTCCCCAGGAAGCACCACCACCTGAACCCGGCGAGCCACCGGATCCACCTAATCCCCGAGAACCCACTGACCCTGCCCTAGAAAAACTATGGTCTGATTGCCTTGAAATGGTGAAGTCTCAGGTATCGGCTGAAAGCTACTTATCGTTTGAATCTTCATACCCGATAAGCCTTGAGAGTGGTATCCTGCTTATTGCTTGTTCGAATCAGATTACTAGGAAGATGATGATTGAAAACTACCGAGAAATGATAGAGCTATTTTTGAAGGAAGTATCTGGCAACGGTATGCTGGTGGATTTCTGTATTGCCCCGCCCTAAATGATAGAGGGATGATTTTGTAAGATTGTAAATGTTAGTTAATCTATAAAAGGAGAGAATGATGAACGAACCATTGACCGATGAAGAGTTTGAGAAGCTAAAGAAGGATTGGGAATCTACAGGAGTTTTTAGTTTTGATGAAATAATATGCCTCATAGCAACGGTGGATAGGGACACTCATGTGATTGCTAAAATTGCCAAAGAAAACGCCAAACTCAATTTTCAGTTAGATGCGGCGTTAAAACGAATCGAGGAAATGGAATGACCAAACAAGAAATGGCTGTAGAAATGTGTGCTGTCGCTAATCACCACTGTCATAATGGGAATTGGTACGTAGGCGATCATAGAATGTCATGGTTTGACCCTGAACAGTTCATCTACTCCCCGGACGGCTTCTTTGCGGTGTGGGATGCGGTGGAGAATAACAGCCTTCTCTTACAAAACCCTAAACCAATAATGCATGGTTATGAATGTTATGTTTCATCTTTGGATGAAGATCACGAAGGAACAGGCAAAGACCGCTACGAAGCCTTCTACAACGCTGTGTACGAGGCTATGAAGTGACCATCTGCAAACAAATAAAGATCCAACAGGGGCAATATCACCAAATTTCAGCCTCCCTCTGTTCACCGGACCCTGGCAAACTTACTAAATACCGATGGAAGGATGTCACTTGTCTTAAATGCCTGGGGATGAGGAAAGACCTCGAGCAGAAGCACAAACAACAAATGAAACAATGGCATAAGGAGAATGAATGAAACTGCATGAAAACCTGGGCGAAAACTTTCCGCCCAACTATTTTTAATCGCCCAATGATTTTGGCACGATAAATAATATGGTTGAGAGGCCCGTAACCGTGAGGCCGGGGAGGTTATATCGAACACCTTGAAACCTCTCAGCTTTCACTTTGAAAGGATTGAAATAATGGAATCTTATTGCGTATTGATCAAAACAAATTACAAGACGAAGAAAAAACTATCGACTGATGAAAAGCAGGCTGCGAAGCATTTAGGATATACACCTTCTCGGTGGAAAAAGCTCAGCATCGAGACACGAATTAGGAAGCTTCTCCAAGACATCTTTGATGCTGATGATTCTGGTGTTCATGTTTTAAACGTCATGCACGCCGACACAGAAACCGCAGAAATGCACAAAGCAAGTTAGTGACTAAATAGGCAAGCCGTTGTTCGCTGCAGATGCAATGGTAGGGGTTGGCCTTTAGGCTCAAATACGAGTCTGCCAACCCCGTTTGCCCTAAAAACTAACAATAATTGTTCCACGTGAAACATATCTATACACCTTACCCATAATTGTCAGTGACAATAATTGTTGCATTCTCAGTTTATTTGACTTATATTTCATAACAGAGAACATTTTGTATCCTTTCTAACGAGGAGTAACAAATATTGTCTTTGTCTGAGACTGGCACAAATCCTACCCGAGAAAAACTTTCCGATAATTTTTACCGTGATGAATTCGCTTGCCGGTGTGGGTGTGGATCGGATTCTATAAGTCTACTGCTGGTCAATCGACTTCAACAAGTCCGGGATGAAATTGGCAATCCAATCAATATTACTTCTGGTTGTCGATGCGCCAAGCATAACGAGGCTGAAGGGGGGAACGTATTCTCTGCTCACCTTAGCGGTCATGCTGTAGATATCTCTTGCACTCAGAGCCATAAGAGAATGACCCTCCTTCCTGTTCTCTGCCGGCTGTTTCGTAGGGTAGGTGTGAGAAGTTTGTTTATCCATGTTGATATCGACCCGACAAAGGACCAGGACATTCTTTATGTTGACTAAATACGATATGCCTATACTCAGGCCGTTGCCGGTTCGCAAACGAGGTGAACGTAGACGGTGGGAAGTGATGGAAGATTGGACTTGTGATTTTCTGGGGAGGGGTTTCACTTATATCATCCCCGCTGGTTTCATCTTTGATGGTGCCAGTATCCCCAGACTGTTCTGGAATATCCTGAACCCAACGGGATATCTGTTTATCGCGGGGCTACTGCATGACTTTGTCTACAAGTACCGATTCCTCTACACCTATTCGACTATTGAATCCTTGGACGGTATGGAACGCAGGGTAATCCGTGAATTCTACAGCCAGAAAGAGGCAGATAAGAAGTTTGAGGACTTAGCTGACAAGATTTGCATGGGTGCCAGCTTCTTTACGGCAGTTGCCTATAAATCACTCAGAATGTTTGGGTCAACGGCTTGGAACGAACATAGGGGAAGGCACATGCTTTGCACTATACAGCCCAAAGGGTTTGTTTCTTTCCGTAAGAAGGTGGCCTAATGACTGTTCAAACTCAATCCCCGTCAGGTGGCCCAGACTTATCATTCCGCAATCCCCGCGACCGGGTATTTGTTCAATCGAATGAAGACGGGGATAGCGATACAAAAGAAGGATTCCGATTTATAATTAAATCACTCAATGGGAAAAATACGGTAACTGTCCAGGCGAAACGTATTGGTGGTGCTTATAACGATTCAGCAATTGCAACAGGCTCAAATTCTGTAAATATTGGCCCAGCTTTAACTGCATCGGCAACGGGTCGTTTTATTCGTACCACTGATTCGGCTGAACCGAATGACAAACCCAGTTCTTTAATCCCTGAAACTCCTTTTAATGACTTTGGAAGTGCTTTCCATGAAGTCCCTGTGGTTGACGTTAAAAGAACTTCTTCCGTTTTTCCCGGTCCTGCAGTTTCAGAAATAATCAACACCACCATTAGCCAACAAATTGCCCCGACTACCGATGAGGTGGTAGAGAGTGCTACGCACCAGACAGGATCGTTAGCGGCTACGGCTGATGTGCAATATTCCATTTATGCAGGTCCGACAAATTCTGCTCCTCTAATTTTCCAGTTTAACTTTCTTGCTTCGTTTTTTCCCGCTAACCAGACCGTCCTTATTGATTTCGGATTGACTGTTCGATTTCACAAGAACTTAACGCACTTGATTGAATTAACCAGCGTGAATAGTTTGAGCCTGGAAACGGACGCAAGCAATAACATACTCACTGATTTCATGTTGCACGATTTTAAAACCCTGATAGGGACTACTGACAATTGGATGGTAAATGCTGATCTACACCAAATTGTTAATGCGGATTTGAAACCAGTATTTGCAGGAAACTTCTTATGACGCTTCCTTTCGATCAGACCCTTGGGCAATCACATCCCTTCTCAGTGGGGAAGAATGTTCACTCCATTCTGGGCAACCCTAATTCTGCCGGTACGTTCTACGCTGATATAGCGGCGCGGGATGCTGACACAGACTTTCAGGTTGCTGAGAATATTGGGAAAGCCGTTGCAATAACAAGTCCGTTAAGTATATTTGTTTTAATGTCAATCGGCCCTGCGGTATGGCTTGAATTGAGCAATATTTTTAATGTGGGGGATGTTGTTGGCCCTGCAAGTGCCACCGACAATGCCCTGGCACGTTTCGACCTTGCCACTGGAAAACTAATACAAAACTCTTTAGCTATCCTTGATGATGCGGGGGCTCTGATTGGCCTTACTCAACTACAAGTTGGGAATTTATCTTTACTATCAGACACCATTATTAACACTGTTTCTGGGGTTAATATTGAATCCAGTGTTAGTGATGCCTTGATTATGAAGGCACCCGGTTTAGGAGGAACTCCTAATTTATTTAATATTCTCACTGGCGGCGTGACAACTGTAGGCAAGTTTGGTGATCTTGGTACGAGTGGTATTGATTTAACTGCCACGTTTGGGCAGATCGGGTGGAAGAATTTTGCTGATCTTGAACTTGCACCAAGATCTGATTCAGCAAGTGATATTGTTTTCTATACTCCTAATGCTGGGCTCACTTCTCTTATAGAAGCATTAAGGATTAAAACTTCAACACAAGCTGTTGGTATAGGTGGCTCTCCTGATGCTTCTTCTCTCCTGGATTTAACTTCTACCACCCTTGGCTTTCTGCCAATGAGGATGACTACAACTCAGAGAGATGCGATAGGTTCGCCGGCTACCGGCTTGCAGATAGATAATTTAACTGTCAATGAATTGCAAAGGTTCGATGGATCTTCTTGGATAGATATATCTCCAGGAGGTGATGTGGATGGTCCAGGTTCTTCAACCGACAATGCCTTAGCTCGTTTTAATTTGGCTACGGGTAAACTGATTCAAAACTCTTTAGGAATTCTTAATGATTCTGGTGAACTCGCAGGATTAACGAAGCTCAATTTAGGTAATCTACAATTGAGTGGGAATACTCTTGAAACTACTTCAGGCGATTTGATATTCGCTGCCCCAACTGGGGTCATTGATGTTTTTACAAGTATCATTAGAAATCTAACAGACCCCGTAAACCCACAAGATGCAGCCACTAGACAATTCGTTTTAGATAATGCCGGGACAGGTGATGTGGTTGGCCCAGGTTCTGCTACTGACAATGCCATCGTAACTTTTGATAGCACTACTGGAAAAATAATTCAGGAAGCTGACCTAACCTTAATCAATCAAGTTATACGGCCTATTTTTGGCGACAGTCTTGCTTTTACTTTAAAAAGTAAATTAACAACCGCAGAATCTCTTCTTGTTTTTGAAGATTCTGCGACTAGAAGGATGGAAGTTGGAAACAAAAGCGCAACAGCCTTTGAAACGACTTTGGACTGTGCACAAATTATAGTAAACAATTCGGATACGAATCTAACCCTAGCACCCAGGGCCACCGCACCTAGCGAAATAGTTTTATATACTTCGCCTAGCACGGCTTTGCTTGAAAGGTTAAGGATTAAGAGCACTGGCTCCATAAAGACTTTTTCTGATACTAATCTTGCTCTGCAAGTAGAAGTTTCTGGAGCAACGGGAACGGATGCAATATTTGACTTAAGAAATACTCTTGGCTCATCTAAGAAAATAATCAGACTCAGTACAACGGATGCTCAGATAGTAGCAGAGATTGTCGGGGATGGTAGACCCGTTAATCCTAACCCAATGTTAGAGCTTAATGTAACGGATGGAACAGTTTTACAAAATAGAATCCACATAGATGGCAAGTTTGGAATAACTATTTTCGATAAAACTGGAGCAACTATTACGGCCTGGAATGGTGATGATGGCCGTATCGTATTCACGCGGGGCATCGTAACAAAGAAAACTAATATTGCCGATGCTGACTACACCCTTATCTCTACAGATTACCGTATAGCAACCACCTCTATTACCGCTTCCCGTACCTACACAATACCTACTGCTGAGATTGCCAAAGGCTCTGCAACAGAAGCCAGGGAATGGAAATTTAAGGATGAGAGTGGAAATGTAAGCGGGGCAAACAAAATCACGATTGCAACAGAAGGTGCTCAAACAATTGATGGGGCAACGGAACTTGTTGTGAACACTCCTTTCCATGACTTCAAGATTTATGCAGATGGTTCTAACTGTTTTGTGGAGGCTGCCTGATGGGATTTGATACCAATACAACTAATCGTTTACCTCTTCTCAAAGGAACTGGAGTCATCAATGTTAAAGATGAAAGTGGTTTAGGTATTGCAAGTGGTGGAGTGATTACACTTGAAGATGGAAAACTTTATTTTATAGAGGCTTCATTTTCAACTGCAAACCGCCTTGAAATCCCTGCTGGTGCTTCAGTACGTTTCAAAGGGCGCAATGAAAGGCGCAACCGGATCACTTATACCGGAACGGATACATTTATATCAAATGCAGGTGATCCAATAAACAGTATTTTAATGCGTGACATTTCTATCACTAACTCCAATGGCCTAGCAACCTTTATGAATTTAGTGGGGGGTGCAACTGGTGATGGTTTAGCTTTAGCTTTATTTGAAAGATGTGATTTTAACGACTTTGACACTATAGGGTTAACAGAAGATTTTTTTTCAACAACAAACAATCGGAGTGCTTTTGGGGCACCTAATGGCTGGACAATAAAAAATATTTCAGATATAAGAATGGATTTGCCCGTACCCATTGGAAATGGAACTGGTACTCAGGCACTTACCCGTATTATAGGCACTGTTAATATAAATGCGACCATTCAAAACGCAATTATATTTAACTTTGGCGCGGAATCAGGTTTTTTCATTTCGCCTGTAATTGGTTTAGCTTCTGTAATCAATATTCAAAACTCTCCTGTATTTCCTGGTTCAACATATTTTGAAAGTGGTGACACAGGTTCTATAACTGCATTTGCTGATGCTTCGATAGGTGCAACGGCAATAACTTCCGTTTCAAGCGGTACGGCTATCCCTGCTGGTGGAAACTATGCCAGATTTAATCACGCTGGGACTGATGTGTTTGTGGGCCAAAGAGTTGTCACTTCAACTTTCACTCCAGAGGCCACATATAACCAAACTTTATTAGTGACAGTAACAGGTGCTGGTTTCTTTGAGGGGAATATAGAATCAACAAATGCTCCTATTGCTTTTACCAATGATGATACGGGCTCTTATCTCTCCAATTCGGTAACGGTAACGTCAACAGCTCACGCTCAAAGTGATGGTCAAGCTTTATTGATCAATGGAACGATTGCATATGATGGTGGTTTTACTATTTACAATGCTCTTACTAATACCTACCAAATTAATGTTGGTTTCGCCACTGCTGAAACGGTTGGAACATGGGATACCGGATCTCTTACCCAAAAAGACAAAAGATTAAACTTAAATAATAATGGAGATCAGCAGGATTCTATGAATGTTGCGTTTGGTGGCATGAATGAAAATGCTGGTGCTACTACAATCGCTTCTGTGGATACCTATCAGGCAATGGATTTCAACACTGTGGTTGAAGATCCTTCTACTGAAAGGTGGACGCTGATTGATGTTACGAATGGAGTATTCAGATATGACGGAATAAAGCCTGTAACGGGTTCTATGATTGCTTCTCTCACAGTGGTCAAATCAGGGTCAACAGAGTTTTATAGATTTACTGATTCTAAAAATGGAGCGATCCCAGATTTTGCTACCAAAGCACATTTGGACATGGAAGTGAAAACCACAAAAGTGAATGCCACTTTAATCAGGCCGATCAGCGTAGTACCTGGAGACACTATTCAGGTAGTGGGCGCTGGTGATGGAACTACAAACGCCATTACGATTACCGACTTTTTTATACAAATGATTTTTTAAGGAGAGTTTATGAGTGAGAACGGAACAGTTAAACAAGTGAAAGAAGCCACGATTAGCCAGAAGTTTGAAGCCATTTATAGCAATGCTCGGCTAGCTGGATTTGTGTCTAAGGAGGCTCGTAAGATGTATAACGAGGTGGCTGATTTTATTGAACAGCATGAAAAAGTAGAAAATAAAGAATGATATGGCTGAACCGCATAAAGGGATTGCTTTTGAGTTTGGAGTTTTCCTTACTGATTTCCAAGACCCGAGCAAGTTTAATCCTGCGCCAGTTATTGCGCAAGGTGATGTTCAAATCAGTAAAGATTTTGGGTCGTACACGAATCTCGGCACCACTCCTACAGTTATTGATGAAGGGAGGGTCAAGGTGAATTTGAGTGCGCTTGAAATGACAGCCGAGAATGTTTCTGTTTTGTTCAGGGATCAGTCTGGCGATTCATGGAAAGATCAGGCTCGGGAATTCAGTCTGGGTCAAGGCAATTCAGAAGCAATCATGGACTTACTGCTTGGTGACTTTGAAGTGACGAAAACCAGATCCATCACCCGGAAAGCAGGAACGTCCACCATTATCAGAGATAAAGACGTATCGGGCAGCAGGTTGAGTGTAAACGACACTATACGAACCACGGAGCATATATGATCGGCCTGCAATTAGAGGTAATTCATTGGGGATTCGGGGATTTGAATATCACTGTTGAGGGTAGGAATCCTGCCAGTGGTGAGATAAACCCTATTGAGGGAACGGCTAATATTCCACTTGTTCAGGCGGCAGCACAACTGCCAAAGATTTCATCGACTGGTGGGGTGGGTAACGTGCGCGGAAGTGGTGGAAGCAGGAAAACCAGTGGATCAGGGGGTATTTGTGGCTAAAGTTGAATCAATAGCACAGGGGGGTAGCTTACCGATCACTTTTGACCGTGATGGCGAATCTATTGAGGGATTCACTGCTACCATTTATGTGAAACAGCATATTAAGGATGATGCCACAATTGTGCGCCAATTAGAGGTTGACCCTGAAAATTCTTTCCAATGGGCCGGCCTTTTGACTTCAGCAGACACTGCCCTGTTGAGTGTAGGGCTTTGGAATGTTTTTGCCAATCTCAATAATGCCAGTACAGGAGAAGCAAGACAGATTAAAGCCGGTTCAATTCGGTTTGAGGTTACTGAAACGATTTTCACGACTATTTCTACGCCTATCAGCTCGGTTATAGATTCTCCGGATGTGGCTGGTATAGCACGATTTAATTTTAGTGGCACGATTGTGAGTGTTGGGCAGACCGTGACTATTTCAGGGTTTACCGCGGGAGCCGCAGGATATAACGGCGATCAGGTGATAACGGTTACGGATGTAGGAGGGGATGAGTTCTTTGAAACAAGTGAGGCATTTACGATTAGCCAATCAACGGGAAGTTTTTCACACTTAGGATAAGGAGATTCAAATGGCAAGAGATGTAAAGAGTTCTCATAACGTAAGCAACGGAACCAGGAAACCACCCAGGAACGGAACACGCAGGAAAGCAAGGAAGCCGAAAAGGAAATAATGGAAGAAGAACCCACAGAAGAAGAATATACAGAAACCTATTTAGAATTATCCGACCGGCATCAAGCATTTGTTGATGAATACACCATCAGCCGAAATGCGACCGAAGCCTACCAGAAAGTCTATGACTGTTCGTATGAGGTAGCAAATAACAGGGGTTCAGTATTAAAGAAAAAGCCGGGAGTGGCGGCGGCAATCTTGGAAGCAATGGAAGCATCCTCAAAACGGTGTCACATCGACCAAGACTGGGTTTTAACCAATTTGAAAGAAGGTATCGAGCGTTGCATGCAACACACTCCAGTGATGGATAAGGAAGGAAAGGAGATAGGAGAATATACTTTTCAAGCCAGCCCAATGTTTAAAGGAATTGAACTAGCAGGAAAGAATTTGGGAATGTTTAAGGAACGACACGAACATACAGGCGAATTAAAGATAACTGAAATTAAACGGACTATTGTTGAACCAAATGACAACAACACTCGAAATACAGACAGCTAAAGTCTTACGCCCCATGCTGGAACCAAGCCGATACAAGGCTATTTATGGTGGTCGAGGTGCTTTGAAGTCCCACTTCTTTAGTGAACTGGGAATTGAAAGAGCCTTGATGCAACCGGGTTTCAGGATGGTCTGTGTTCGGGAGGTGCAGAAATCCCTGAAAGAATCAGCTAAACGCTTGATTGAGGACAAGATTGAACGGTTTGGTTTGATGAGTGAATTCAGAGTTCTGAACGATAGCATTGAAACACCAGGCGGTGGCGTTATTACTTTCCAAGGCTTGCAGGACCATACTGCAGAATCTATAAAAAGCCATGAAGGAAATGATGTGGCTTGGATTGAGGAGGCGCAGACTTCCTCCAGGCGTTCACTGGAATACCTTCGCCCCACAATCAGAAAAGAAAACTCAGAAATATGGGCTGGTTGGAATCCCAGGAACCCAAGCGACCCGATTGATTCTCTATTTAGAGGCTTGGAAGTACCCAAGAATGCAATAGTTATCAAGACCACTTATGAAGATAATCCTTGGTTCCCCGCCGTATTGGAAGAAGAACGACTCTTTGATTTAAAGAATAATCCGGGTAGATACGCTCATATCTGGCTAGGGGATTATGAGCCAATGGCTATTGGTGCTATCTGGGATCGGCAGACCCTCCATGAACATAGAAGACATGAAGTCCCTGAAATGGGCAGGATTGTGGTGGCTGTTGACCCTGCTATATCCAATGAAGAGTTTAGCGATAAGCATGGAATTATCATTGCTGGTGTTGGTGCAGATCAGCGTGGCTATGTTCTGGCTGATTGGTCTTTAAAAGGTTCCCCGGACCGGTGGGCCACTCGCGTTATCGCCGCTTATGATGAGTATGACGCTGACTGTATCGTGATTGAGATTAACCAAGGCGGGGATATGGTTAAGCATACCCTCGATTCAATTCGTCCTGGTCTGCCAATCAGGGAAGTAAGAGCCACCAAAGGGAAGCACGTTCGAGCCGAGCCAATCAGCGCATTGTATAAGACCGGGCGTGTTTCCCATGTTGGCACGTTTAACGAATTAGAGGACCAGATGTGCAAAATGACTGCCGCAGGGTATGAGGGTGAAGGTTCACCAGATAGTTGTGATGCGTTGGTCTGGGCCTTTACTGAACTGTTTCCCTCTTTAACGAAAAAGAAGGAAGAACCTCCTGTTTATGTCCACCGACCAAAAAGAAATAGCTTTCAAGGTTATTAAATATGCCACTAGACGATGACAAGAAGATAGATGGTTCCAAAATGACACCTGAAGAGGGACTGTTGCACTCCCAGTTTATTACTGATCTTCAGCAGGATGCCGCGATTAATGGAGAACAGCGCGATCAGGCCAATGTAGCCATGCGGTTTGTATTGGTACGAGGGGGGCAATGGGAAGACTTTCTTGAAGATCAGTTTGATGGCCGCGTCAGAATGGAGTTTAACCTTGTCAGTGATGCAATTAGGGACTTCCTTGGGGAATGGTCGGAGAACAGGGTGGCCGTTGATTACCGTCCTACGGATGATGCCGCAACTGAATCTGATTCTATGGTGCTGAATAACCTGTTTCGTACAGACTTCAGGCAGTTCTCAGGTAAAGAAGCCCTGGACAATGCAGTACAGGAAATGACTATCTCTGGGCCGGCCTATATCAAGGTTGGCACCAAGCATGAAGATGAGGAAGATGATCAGAATGAGAATAGAAGGATAACCTTTTCCCCTATTTACAATGGGTTTAATTCTGTCTTCTTCAATAAAGGTGCGCAACGTAAAGATAAGAAGGATGCCATTCATTGTACCGTCTTGACTGAATTGAATGAGGATGAGTTCAGGCGTAGATGGCCTGGTCGTGATCCTGTTTCGGTATTTAGTCCACAGGATAGGAAAGAGTTCAACTTTGATACTTCCAACCCCAATAATGTTTATATCGCCACCCGGTATGGAGTGCTAAGAGGGCGCGAAAAAGTCTTTATCTATGACAATACGGTAACGAATAAGAAGGAAGTGTTCACCGAGAAAGAGCATGAAGAAGAGAAGTCAGCTATTAAGAATGATCCTAATCTTAGATTCTCTGAAGAACGGATTATGAGGCCCAGAATTATCAAGAAGGCTGTGTTCAGTGGCGCGGAATTCCTTGAGGCACCCAAAACAATAGCCGGCAAGTGGATACCTATTTGTCCTTTCTATGCTTTCCGGGGATATACAGACGGTGTTGAGTGGTGGTCCGGTCTGGTTCAGGATTTAATTGACCCACAACGGTTATTCAATATGCAGATATCTCAACTGGCTGAGAATGCGGCTATGCAATCCACCGATATCCCAATAGTTGACCCAAAACAAATCACGCCGGAATACCAGAGCGATTGGGAGGACTTACCGAATGCCCCTTATGTGCGAATGGAAGCATTGAGGGATAAGGATGGCAATATTGTTCACCAGGGGCCACTGGGTTTCCTAAAGGCTCCTAACGTGTCACCATCTATGCAAGCCCTACTCCAAGTTGTTCCTGCTTTCATGCACGACAAGACAGGACAGGAGCCGGTAGAGGGCAGGAATAAGCTGGAATCAGGCAAAGCCAAGCTGATGGAAAGGAAGCTCAAGAATATTAAGACCAGGCCAATCATGGAGAACATCTTTGATGGCATCGAGCATTTGGGTGAGATTTACCAGTCCATTGCTACTGATGTTTATGCCGACCGCAAGGAAATGGTGCTTCTTAAAGAGGATGGTACCGAGTCCATGCAGAAACTTGTGGAAACTAAGTTTGATGAGGACTTGGGCCAGCTTGCAGAAGTCAGTTCGTTAAGGAATAAGAAGTTCAGAGCCTATGCTGATGTTGGGCCACAGTTTGAAACGCAACGGGAAGCCGATGTTGAAACGCTGAAGGATTTGATTGAGATTTCCAAAGATAACCAGGCGCTCCAACCTTACCTGCCTCATCTGGTGGCTGAATTGTTTAGTAAATTGCCTGCCATTGGTAAAGGAGTTAAGAAATTTAACCGAGACAGAATGCTCACACTGGGGATGATCAAACCTGAAACACCTGAAGAAGAACAACAAGTATTGCAAGCCCAACAGAACCAGCAAAGCGAAGAACAGAAACTTATGGAATCAATGGGTAAACAAGCTGAGTCAGAAGCGGAAGAACGTACTTCCAAGGTGGCTGACAACCTGGCATCGGCACAGAAGAAGGGTGCAGAAACGCAGAAGATTCTCAGGGAGTTGCCACTCGGTACCGCCAAGACCCTAACAGAAATAAGGAAGATCGAATCAGATATTAATGAGCAAACCTTTCAGAACGTGGAAGGATTACCACTTAATTAGAGGATTAAATTATGGGAGTTTCACAAGGATCACAAGAATTAGTAGCATCTATTACGGCTGCGGCCCCTAGAGCAATTATCAATATAACTCAGGTAATGTTGCCAGCTTTCGTTTTCGGAGTGGGTTTAACATCCAGTGATTCGATTCCATTGAAAGTAGCTACTGATACCACAGGGGCGAATGCGGAAGCCATGTTTCAGGATGGGACAGCAGTTGTATTAACTCCCACTAATAAAGGCGAAGCCATCAATACCCCGATGACGCTCGTTATTGATAAGCCGGGAACTGCCGCTCCTGTAGCTATTTTTCTCAATCAAGGACTGCACTGCTAATGGTTAAAACAGCCTTAATCCCATTTAATAAACCTGCTTTCGGCAAGCCTTTTGGTAAAGCCTTTGGAAAGGGTGTAGGTGGAGAGGAAGATTTTCAGCCGAGCGATATAGATAATCTTGTTTTATGGTTGGATGCCTCATTTGGTTTAACTCCTTCCAGTGGGGACATTACAACCTGGGCTGATCGTAGCAAAGAAGGTAATGATGTGGTCCAAGGATCTACAATCAAGCGGCCTGCTTTAAATCCAACAGGGATTAATGGTCATCCATCTTTAACTTTTGTTCCAAATGCAAATCCACTTCTAGCACATGATATGTCAATCACAGATGCGGCTCAAACGGGTCTAAATTTTACCGGATCGTTTACGGCTTATGTGGTTAACCAATGCACAAGCTTTGCTGGTTTCCCCACCATGTTCGGCAAGAGTGCGAATGATTTCAGATTTTTATATAGTTCCAATGGAGCAGGAAGGGCAATTCTAGGCGTAGGTGCTGGCAAAGATATAACAAGCATCACCACTACCACCGTAAATCAGCCTAGCATTATGGAATTGCAATGGGAGATTAAGGTTGGGGGAGTTGTCACATTTAGCTTGAACGGTGTTGAACTTGGAGCTTCACAATTCAGTACGGTTGCTGCAATTACAAGGGGTGCAGATCCGTTTTTTGTTGGGCAGGGTGGTGGTGATATTCAGTTTTTCACAGGAGAAATAGGCCAAGTATTAATATATGACAGGCTCTTGACCCAAACGGAAAGAAACCGGGTCGGGGCTTTTCTGGGGAACAGATACAACATTCCCTGGACAGATATAACACACACTCCACTTGATGTGCCGAATCTTGTTCTATGGTTAGATGCTGCGAGAGGAGTAAGCCCAAATAATGAGGATGACCCTGTATCAGCTTGGGTAGATCAGAGTGGTAATGGCAACGATGCGGCCCAACCAACGGCTGGTAAACGACCTGCTTTTAAGGCTACGGCTTTCAATGGATTTCCTACACTTGAATTTAGTAGTGCAACTGATGAAAACATGGAGATTGATGATGCTGCCTCTATTGATTTAGGGAGTGACTTCACATTTTATATGGCACTTAAGAGTGTTGCCTTAACATCGGATCGGTACATATTCTCTAAGGGTGGTGATGATGGATATGAGATTTTCTTTGATGATTCCAATGGGGAAAGGATTGTAGTAGGGGTTAAAGATAATATAAGTCTGGAACTTACCACTGCTGATACGGCTCCCACTGATTCCACTGATATTATTCTTGAAGTTCATTATCAGGTAAATGGGCTCGTTAGTTTTACTCAGAACGGCGTTCCTCTTGGAGAATTGAAAAGCAATAACAGAACTTCAGTAAATCAAAATGCAAGTAAATTATTTATCAGTTCAAAGGATGGAACCGCTTCTCCATTTGAAGGAGAGATATCCCAGGTTCTATTGTACAGAAGGCTTCTTAATCTTAATGAAAGAAACTTTGTAGGCAACTATTTAGCTGGTCGGTATGGCTTTACCTGGACGGATATTAAACCGTTTGCCCCAACTGATTTTGACGGATTGGTTCTTTGGTTGGATGCTGATGAAGAAATTACCCATCCAGGATTGACAGTAACCGCTTGGGCCGATCAAGGGCCACAAAGTAATGATGTAGCGCAGGATGATAGCTTTAAACAACCTTTTTTTACGCGACAGGGGTTGGCAGGTAAAGATGCCGCTGCATTCACGAGGGTGATTCAGGGGAGGACTCTTGTTGCTCCTGCTGACAGTTCTCTTAATTTCACAGGTTCATTTAGTTTTTTTGCAGTAATGGATTTTTTACTCCCTGATTCAACTATTCTTAGCAAAAATGGTGACTCGGGTTACAGGGTATTGATTGGGAATAAGAATAATTTAGAAACAATTACAAGTTCAAATAGCGAGGGACCGATAACTTTCACAGGCGGTCGGCTTCCAGCAGCAACCCCTTTAATTTTAGATGTGAATTATGAGGTAGGAGGAGCTAACCGGGTTAGATTCTCCAATAAAGGCGCATCTTTGGGTAATTTTTTAAATACTCTTGCAGATATAAACAGCACATCGGCTGATTTAATTCTAGGGGGCTTAACTAATTCGGTATTTCTGGAAGGAAAGATAAGCCAAATCCTCTTATACGATAATTTATTGTCGATCCCCGAAAGAAATGTTATCGGCAATTATCTTGCAGATAGATATGGGCAGCAGTGGCAAGATATAACTAATGAATTCGTGCCTACTGATCTAACGGGTCTTGCTCTTTGGCTGGATGCTAGTGTTGGTGCAACCCCGTTTGGTGGTCCCATTGGCAGGTGGGAAGATCAAAGTGGAAATGGTTTTGTAGCGGTTCAAAACGATCCCGCAAAAACAATAGGATTTGACCCGAATGCGTTAGGGGCTCAAGGCGCACTTGTATGGCAACCTATGCAGTTTCAGTTCTTGGAAATGCCAGTAGCACAAAGCTCCATTTTAGATTTAACTACTGACTTTACATTTTATACGGTTGCGAGGCTTCAAGGTGGAGCGAACAACTTCACATTGCTTTCTCGAAATATTACAAATGGCTATGAATTCCGGGCTAGCACTTTAAGCAGACTGGAAACGGTTGTTAATGATGGTGGAGGAGCAGAAACGGATACAAGTCCCAATGCTATAGGTGGCTTTCAAATTTTAGAAATCCATTATCAGGTTGGAGGAACTATTAATTTTACAGCTAATGGAGTGGCTTTGGGAGCAGCCCAAGTCAATACTTTAGGCGGTATTTTTTCCAATGCGGCGAATTTGTTTATTGGTGCGCGGGGTCCGGGCATTAATCCTTGGCACGGAGAGATATCCCAGTTTATTATCTACAACAGATTATTAACCACAGAAGAAAGAAACCAGGTAGGCACTTATCTTTCTACGAGATATGCAATACCGTGGGCGGGGATTTTATTTAAACCTGATGATATTAATGATTTAACTTTCTGGTTGGATGCTGCGGTAGGAATTGTTCTGGTTGGGAACAAGGTGTCTACATGGACAGATCAAACCTCAACACCGCTTGTTGCATCCCAAGGAACAGACGCTAACAGGGCAGTCTTTGAAGCTACCGGATTGAACGGCCATCCCACCTTGGATTTTGATGGTGTGAATGATGAATATACCATCCCTGATAATGCGGATTTAGATATTTCAAGCTCCTTTACCATGTATATCGTTTGTCAGCCTGAATTATTTGACTTACGCACCATGTTCAGCAAAAACCAAACTAATTCTTATGTTTGGTCGGTTGATACAGGCGGGAAACAACGGTTTCAAAGTTCAGGAACTCCCGCTGGTATCCATGATGTTTCCAGTATTGGGCCTGCAACTATCGCAGCTTCTGAAAGTGTAATTCTTGAGATTCATTATCTGCTGAGTGGGGCAAGTGAGGTGAATTTCACTAAAAACGGTTTATCAATGGGAACTGTATCGAGTCCTGCCAATTCAATTTTTGCCAGTTCAATACAAGCCTTTTTGGGATCGGGCGCAGGAATAAACTTTTTTTCAGGAAAGATATCACAAGTTTTACTTTACAAACGGTTGCTCACTACAGAAGAAAGAAACCAAGTAGGGACTTATCTGGGTGCTCGATACGGAATACCTTGGACAATTATAACTTAGAAAGGAATTAATTATGACGGAAGAACAAGGATATATTGCATCGGCTTTGGAGGGATTGTTAGCATCTAAAATGTATGGATCAGGAACTTGGAATGATGATCAGATTCGATTTTATTCAACACAAGCTGTTAAATTGGGCAAAGCTACCATGTATGCCCACACAACGGAACTTAAACCCGATATCCCAACAGAAGTTATTGTTGAGGAAAAAGTGATCGTGGAAGAAGAAGTAATTATCAATAAGTAATACCAGCTTCCCAGTGCTTAAAACTGGAGGGCCATAAGGCCACACTATAATCTTATACGAGGATTTACTAATGAACGAAGAAACCATTGAAACCAGCGAAGAAATCGAAACTGAGGAAACCTCAACTGAGACAGAAGAAGTTGTTGAAGATTTAGACCAGGATGAGGAATCCGATACCGATGAATCTAGCGCAGATTCGTCTGAAGAGTCTGAAGGTGACAAGCCTGAAGATGCGGAAATTGAGATAGGCATTGCTGGTGAAGATGATAAGCAAAAGAAGAGGGGCCGTAACTCATTCAGCAAACGAATTAACGAACTCGGCAAAAAACGTGCCGAAGAGTCCCAACGGGCTGATCTTGCTGAAGAAAAAGCGGCTGAACTTCAAGAGCTTTTAAAATTAAAAGAGTTTGCAGATAAACACAGTCAGGATGGGAACACAGAAACTAAAACCCCTGTGCGACCCAAGCCTGAAGAGTTTGATCTCTTTGAAGAAGATGATAAATACAAAACGGCATTACTCGATTATGACAACGCCAGAATTGATGCGCGAATAGCTGAACGGTTCGCTGAAAATCAAACTCAAACCAAAGAATCAGACTCTATAGCCGCTGATATGCGGAAGGTCGCGGCCCGTAAAGATGAACATTATGAAAGTGTGAATGCGTTTGTTGATAAATATGGCATCAAGGATTATGAGGATCGAGAAGCCGCTGTCCGGCAGATCACCGGGGACAAGGTAGCTGACCAGATCATTAAACGGTGTAATAACGCTCATTTGCTGTTTACGAAATGGGGGAAAAACCCTGAAGAACTCCATGATCTTGTAACCATGTTTAAAACAGATCCCGATGCTGCCTTGATGGAACTTGGCGCATTAAACAAAACAGTGATTATTAAAAATAAGCCCCGTAACAAAGCAGCCATTGATGATGATCTGGAAGGTTCGTCATTAACTGGTGGCTCATCTGCTCTACAAAGAAAACTGGATAATGCTTATGATAAAGACGATTTTGCATTAGCCCGGAAGATTGAGGCAGAAGCCGACAAGAAGGGAATAGTTTTGAAGCGGGAATAAATAAAAGGAGCCAATCATGGCTAGTAATTTACCAAAAAGTATAAAAGTCTTTTTCAATGATTTGATCAAGACCTTTAACAATAACAACATGACGGCAATGCTCGTAGGTAAGTACAAAATGCCTCAGATGGAAGGTGAGCAATCTTCTAATGCGGTATGGCGACCTATTGATGATATTTCTGCATCCTCAGAAGGTAGGACTATCAGTGCTTTTACTGATGTTACCGCGCTTTCTGTTCCTTCTGTTCTGAATTCAAATCTAGCTTCGCCTTCAGACTTTATTAATAGCACGTTCAAATTGAATGCTAATGATTTGAATGATCCTTCATCCAGGAAACGGAAACTTGATGGTGTTATTCGGGAACTATCTTCACAAGTTGACAGGAAGATAACAACGAAAATTGCTAATGAAGGTGCTATTTTCATTAAGGAATCGGCTGCATTGACAAGCTATGCACAACTCAACCAGTGTGAGGCTGAAATGTCGATACGTGGCGTTGACATTGCATCTCCAAGATCAATGATGCTGGAACCGTTTGTCAGTAACGCAATTGCCAATGAATTGCAGGGAAGAGGTGCGCCACCTACTGGTGTTTCTCTAACGGCTTTGGAACGGTCCAGGTTGCCGATGATTGGCGGCTTTGATACTTTTAAGACCAATATCCTGCCGAACATCGTAGCGGCGGCAGGTACTTCTTATGTCGTTGATACAGCACAAAAGCACATTCCTCTGGGTAATGACAAGGGAACTGTAAATGCCAAACCTGTTGATAACCGTTCTTTTGAATTTAAAGTAGAAACAGGTACGGGAACGATTAAAATAGGAGATGCGTTTACGATTGCCGATGTGTTTGGTGTGAATATGCAAACCAAGCAATCTACTGGCAAATTGCAAACTTTCAGAGTTATTAGAATCGTTTCTGGTGCTGGTGTTGGAACTACTACTTTGGAAATCACACCGGCTCTTATCGCATTTGACGGTGGTACTCAGGAAGAAAAGGAATATGCCAACTGCACAACCAGTGCTGCCGATGGGAAAGCAATCGTGTTTCTTAATACGGTCACGAAAGCGGCTAGTATTTTCTGGGTTAATGATGCCGTGGAAATTACCCATGGTAGCTTGTCCGGAATAGATATGGCAGAAAGTGGACTTGCTGTTCTCCGTGATACTACGGATTCAGGTATAGAAGTGATTCTCTTAAAGAGTTCAGATATTCTTACCCTGGATACAAAGTACAGACTAACCATCTGGATGGCTCCAAACATTCTGATTCCACAGAAAGCTGGTGTCATTTTGGGTAGTCAAACTTAAAGTTAAACATTGATGGGGTGGGGACGCTCACCCCTTCTTTTTAAAGGAATAAATTATGGCAACATTTAAACAGTTTATTGAATTAGGGAATTCGGTCACTCTCACTGAATTTCAGTCTGGATTTACACTTGTTTTGGATAAGCGAGGAGGGGTTAATGCAACTTCGGTATTAACATTTACGGGGCAACCCGCCAATACTAATACTGTAGTTATAGGTGGCAAAACTTATACTTTTTTAACTACCTTAACTCAGACAGATGGAGCAGTTTTAATAGGAGCTAATGTTGCAGATTCTATAAACAATTTAAAAGTAGCAATTGATTTGGGTCCAGGTGCAGGGGCATTATATGGTGGTCCCACAACAAAACAAGCAAATGTTACTTCTTTTACAACTGCTACTACTCTAACCGCGCAAGCTCTTGAAATTGGTACGGGTGGTAATGCGATTGCAATTGCAGAAACAATACCCAATGCAACATGGACCGGGGGTGCGGTATTTTTGACAGGAGGATCTATTTTTGCATTGGCAAATCAAAATTTTGTTATTACTTTAGACACTAGTCCTGTAGATGGAACCAACCATACTTTTATGACAAAGGATAACGGTATCACTGTTCAGAATGGAGAGAATTTTTTCACCAATTGGATAATTCAATCCCCCATTGTTGATGGTTTTGTGGTGAGAGGGGATGTGGATAGCGTTCCGAGGGTTTTAAACACAAGCCCAACTGATAATCAACCTTTCACGCATGAATCACTTATTATTGGGTTTTCAGGAACTACCCAAAATTCACAAAGACGTTTTGAAGCTGGAGAAAGTATAGACCTGACATTTTTTGATGGCAAATGGCGCGGTAATTTATTCTCAGGTTCAAGAATCCTTGGAATCGGTGACATCTAATGAGTACTGGCATAGAGATAATCAAAGATGCTCTGGGTGAAATAGGCCAGGATTCTGAACAGACAGAAGCCCAGGCAATTGATCTTGCAAAGGGTCTCCGTAAACTTAATTCCATGTTGGCTATATGGGAAACATGGGACATTGATATGAAGATTACTCCCATTGATGTGGCTGGTGATGAACTCAGCGAACCCTTAGACGCAAGGAATGGGATTGTGCAAATGCTGGCTCTTGAACTTGCGCCTCCCTATGCAAATGGTGGAAATATCGTATCCCCTCAATTACAGGCTAATGCCAATCGCAACTTTGAGTTTATTCGCGGTAAGTATGGGATCGGTAATCCTGATAGACCAAAACGAAAAGTATCCAGCACATTGCCTCGCGGAGCAGGGAACACAAGAGGATTCAAGCCACAGGTTTTCTATGATGGTGGTGAGGATAACCGTGAGATAGGGAGCAGCTGATGCCAAAACTGGACTTTCCTGCAGGCTTAACAGGTGTTGATGCCCTTCCTAAAACTAAAAGGGTGGTGCAGAACATCTTTAATAATGGTCAAGGAAGTTTGATAGCGCGACCGGGTATAACCCTGATTAAATTGTTCCCCTCTAAAGTTGCTCGGGGCAGTTTTGAATGGAAC